CAAGCGTATAGCTGTCGATGATCGCTTGCACAGCCACGTCGTTGCTCGATGCCCAGACGCCGTCGATCTCGCGCAGCCAATCACCGGCGGCGGCTACCGCTTCGTGCAGGCCGGCGCCTTTCTCATAGTAGTTAATACCCATCATAGGACTCCCACGTAAACGACCGGGTTATGCGTGTTGCTTGCGAGTGCTGTCGTTGCCGGGTTCGCATTCGTGGGCAAAACGGCCGATGCAACGCTCTCGTAGCGCATATCGATGATCGCCAAGGTGCCTGTGTAGCCGAACGGGTTGCCACCGATCATATTGGAGCCGCCAGTTGTTGCCGCGGTGACGGTCGGGCTTCCATCGGAAACGACTGCGAGCACATACCAGCCAGGTGGCAGACTCAGTGGGGTGGCCAGCGTCCCGACTTTCTGGCCTGTAGTGGCAACGTCAAGAGCGCCCGTAGTAGCGAGCAGCTGGCCCGGGTAACCGCTTTCCGTCATCGCGTAGATTCCCAGTCGAGCCGTACTCCCTGCCACGGCCGCCGTGCCGACGGAAAGCATGAGCGAAATCACGGGTGATGCTGCTTTCAACAGGAACGGGATGTAATACACGCGCAGCGTCGAGAGGCCCACAGTCGTCTGGTTCATGTTGCGGCCGGCCGACTGGATATAGCGCGCAACGCTTGCGGATACCTTATCGACGGTCGGCAGCATCGATTCGAGCGTCGATGCGTGCGGGGAGACGTCCACCGTGGTCGTGCCGGCCAGCGTGACCGGCGTGGGGTTAGTCGCGTTGTAGACCCCGGCGACGAAGGTCGTGCAGACTTTTGCCCGAACCAGAGTGACGCTATCAACTAGATAGCCAATTCCGGCCTCCAGAAACAGTCCGCCGCTGTCGAGCAGGACATACGACAGCGGTAGCCCGATCGGAAACGCATCGGATACTTTCGGATAGCCGGTGACGGCCGCCAGCGTCAGATTGCCAGTGCCGCCGGTGCTCGTGGTCTGTTTGATTCCGTTGCCGAGCATGATTAATTGTCGATCTGGTACGTCAGCGCGCCGGCGGCGAACGATGGGGCCGGGTCGCCGTTGTTGATGGTCTTCGGCGCGGCCAATGGGGCGCGGATAATCTCGGTTCCGCCGGTCTGCGAATCGAAGATACCCCACTCGACCGCCTGCCCCCAGGCACCGGTCGGCGTCGGGAACGTGATGGCGATGTTGTTTGAGGTGGTTCCGCTGCTGCCGGTCGATACGGTCATAGTGCCGGCGCCCTGCGTGCCGGCCCAGTTGGCGAGCGATGCAGCGACCGCGACGCGCGCATAGCCGCCGCCCGACAACTCGGTGCCGACCGAACCATCGCTGCCAGCCACGCCAATCAGGCCAACGTAGTGCGTCGACGGGCCAGTACCGGCTGCTGCCGTGGTGTTGGCCAGGCCCAGCGATTGGGCGCGGAACAGGAAGTCGATCAACTTGTTTTCGAATGCGTCGGTATTCGCGCTCATAGGGCCTTCGGGGTGTCAGGATGTTGTTCAGCGAGCCGTCCGGCGATAAACGCCAGCAGCTCGTCGTCGGACTTGCCGACTATGTCGTTTTTGGGGATCGTCACCGAGCCGGCCGGGCCGCGAACGGTGACGGAGCGAGCGCCCGGCAGCGCCGCCGCGGCGCGCAGGTTCGCGAGCTGGGCGGCATCAGCGGGGCTCATGGGTTACTTCTTGGTGCGCGACTTCGACGCAGGGGCTTCGCCATCAGCCGGGGCGGCCCAGCCTTCTTGGATCGAGACGTCGATCAGGTCCTGGTCTTCGGTCTCGATCTCTTCACCGTCGGTGTATGCCTGCACCTCGACACCGCGGTGTGCCCAGCTGAAGGCCTGTTTTGCGATCAGTTTCATTGCTGCTCCAGAAAACGAAAAGGCCGCCGCAGCGGCCCTTCCCGGGTTGGTGGATTACGCTGCTGCGATTTTCAGCAGCTTGATCGCCTGGGTGTTGCGCAGCTTGCCGCCCACGCGCTTGCGCACGTAGAACTTGACGAAGCCCGGAGTGGTGATCTCGTCGCGAGTGATGCGCATGCCCACGCGGTCGGTGATCAGGTAGCCTTCCTTGAAGTCACCAAACGCCAGCGGGAACGCGTTCGCGGCCAGCGCCGGCATATCTTCCGCTTCGGTGATGCCGTAGCCCAGGAACGTCGACGGCTGGCCGGCTGTCAGCGCCGGTTGCCACAGGTATTGGTTCTGCGCATCCTTGTATTTGCGCATCGCCGCCAGGATCAGCTTGCTGGTGACCCACTGGGCGTTGTTGCGATAGCGGGCGCGCAGCGAGTAGACGATGTCGTAGAACAGGTCCGGGTTGGTCGGCATCGCGGCGGCCTGGCCGGACGCGATGTACTGCAGGGTGCCGAAAGCGCGTGCACCGTCTGCGGTCGCCAGCGGCGCCGGGCCAGCCAGGAAGCCGGTCGGCTTTTTGACACCGTTACCCAGGATGAAGGCGGCACCTTCACCAGCAGCCATTGCTTCGGCGGCCGAGCTGGTCAGCCAGTCCTCGACGTTGAAGAACAGGTCGTCCAGCGACTCTTCCGAAGCTTGCGGCTTAGCGGAGGCCATGCCGAAGGTCGGCGCCACTTCCTGCAGGTCAGGCGTGTTCGTCTGGTTGCGGGTATCACCCTCGCCGACCCATTCGAAGCCGGCGCCGTTCACGTCGAACAGCTCTTTGTAGTCGGTGCTGCCGACGGTGCGGACGGTAGCGATCGAGCGAATAGGCGAGATGTCGACCGACAGACGTGCGATGGTGCGCTCGATGATTTCGGGCAGGGCGAAGCCGCCGGCGGCACCGCTCGAGGTCACGGCTTGGGTCGAGCGGGTTTCGCGGCCGTCGGCAGCGCGCTTCGCTTCCAGTGCCTTGTGGGTTTGCTCGAGGCGCGATTTGCGCTCGGAGTCCTGCGGCGCACGCACCCAGTCGAAGAACGCGTTGCGGTGTTCGACCACTTCCTTCGCCTCGTCGTTCGACGCGCCGGCACCGCTGAATGCGCCCGGGCGCGCCAGCTTGGTTTCGACCTTCTCCAGGCGCGACTTCTGTTCGGACATGGAGGTGATGGCTTCATCCATCTGGGCCAGTTTGGCGTCCAGGTCGGCAGTCGGTTTGCCGGCCTTGATGGCTTCGATGCGCTCGTCGTTGGTGCGCTTGTACTCGCTGAAGGCCGTGTTGATCTTGTCGATCGCTTCGGTGACCGAGCGCAGGGTCGGCTCGTCGCGTTTTTCATACGGCACCGCTGCCTTGGCTTGGAACGCGGCGAAGTGTGCGGCCATGGTGGCGGCCAGCAGGAGGGTCTTCTTCATGTAGTTGTCTTTCACGAGGTAATGGAATTGAGCAGCCGCTCGGCCGCCTTCAGGGCTGCTGTCGCCTCATGAGCGTCCCGCTCATCCAAAGCGATGCGTTTGACCTCGGCGATCAATGCCTTGGCCGCGTCGGCCGAGAATCCTGCATCCCGCAGGGCCTGCTCGGCTTGACGAATGGTTTTGACGCCGGCGACGTCTGCCGCCTTGACGCCGGTAATGCGTGACTTGTCGTTCGCCGGGAAGGTAACAAGGGAGACCTCCCACAGGTCGACCTCGGTCAGCGTGCGCACGTCCGTCTCGCGGTCGTATGCCCACTGTTTCGAGATGAATCCGATCGACAGGCCGTTCAGCGCGCCCATCTTCAGCAGCGCATAAGCCTCGGCGCCCTTGACGGTGTCCAGCGCCAGCTTGCCCTTGATGCGCAGCCCCTTGCTGTCCTCGATCATCTCGGTCCAGATGCCGATCGGCGCCGCGGCATCGTGCTGCCAGAGCATCGCTGGCATCGTGCCGGCCGCTTTATGGGCAGCAAGCGAGGCAACGTACGCGCCCGCAGCGATCACGTCGTCGTAGCTGTCGCGTACGCCGAACACGGAACCGTAGCCCTCGACGGTCCCGTCGTCGCCGACGGATTTGAGCTGAAGCGCGAAGTTGCGTACCTCCCGGCCGCCGGCCGACTCCTTGCGTTCCAGCGCTGGCGGGACACGGAGCGCGGCGGGGGTCGGTTGCGCGCTCTTCGCGGGCGATTTCACGTCCTTGCGGTCACGGCTGTCATTCTTTTGGGGCAGTGTCTTCATTGGTCTTTCCATCCTTGCCACCCTGGGTCATATTCATCGGGGTCAGCGGTTCATCGAGGCCGGGTAGAGGATCCATGCCCTCTTCGTCGCGAATTTCGTTTCGGGTGTAGATGCCCAGCTCGACCATCGTCCGGGCCCACTGTGCGCGCGCCGCCATCGATCCTTCGGTCAGGTACCGCGTGTCGAATTCGGCAAACAGCGGGCCCGCGCCGTCGAGCAGCATTTCGTCAGTACGCTGCGTCCAGGCGCAGTGCCAGGGCGCGAGCGTGTGTTTCGTGTGCGCGGCGAAAAACGCCTCCGAACTGGCGAAGGTCGCGGACTTGTCGTTGTGCCCGACCATAATCGGAAACACGCCATAGCCGCGGCAGATCTCCTCGATCTGCAGACGTCGCGTTTCCACGTGCTGTGCATCTACCCCAGTTTGCGCGGTCGGCGTCCACTTCGCGGCGTTGTCCAGTACCAACGGGTCACCGGTACGATTTATGCCCGCTAGCCGTTTGATCCAGGCGGTCAGGCGGCCGTGCTGCTCTTCGTCGAGGACTTTGTCGACCGAATAGAGCCCGCTC